TATCCCGAAAGTTGATTCGCCGTTGTAATAAATATATAGAAAACCGTCATGGCTTTTCATATTTTCATATAAATATATCATTGATGCTGAAAGTGGCGGTAGGACATTATCAATAAAAACAAATATAGCTTTATCAGATTCTATTTTCACACGCTTTCTTATAATAATAATAAATTGACTTAGAGTCATATCAACAGGAGCGAGATATTTGCTTTTATCAATATCTTTTAATGTGGACCCTGCTGCTTTTTTGACAATTATAGGAACTCGTTCAGGATATTTTGCTCTAATTCTATTAGTTTCATCAATTCTTTTTTTAATATCAGTAGAAATCATATAATTTATATGATATATCTATATAATTACTTCTTAATTAAAAAAAGAGTACATAATTTTATTTTTCTATGATTTTTATAAACTTTTTGAAATTCAAGAGATTTTATTAATTATGTACTCAAAATATATTATATAAAAGATATATTATTTAAATTATAAATGGGGAATTTTAAACTATACGAAACTCTTGGTGTAGATAAGAATACATCTGAAAATGATATTAAAAAGGCTTATCACAAACTTGCAATGAAATATCATCCGGATAAAAATAAAGGTAACGAAGAAGCAGAGAAGAAATTTAAGGAAATTTCTAATGCATATAATGTATTAGGTAATAGTGAAGAAAAACAAAAATATGATATGTGTGGTGACGAAAATTATAATAATAGTGGTAATGACGGACCAATGAGAAATCCCAATGATATATTCGAAGCTATTTTTAGAAATCATGGTAGAGGAGGATTTGAAGAAGATTTTTTTGGTAATTTTGGCGGATTTGGTAGAGGAGGCCAGCGAAGACCAGCAAAGGCTGGCTCCATTGAAAAAACTTTTAATTTAACATTAGATGACGTATATGATGGTATTAAAAAAGAATTAAATATAACAATTCAAAAATATTGCACGGAATGTAATACTGTTTGTCCGGATTGTGATGGAAAAGGCATCGTTCATCGCATACAAAATATGGGTATCATGCAAACAGTATTTCAAACGACATGTGGTAGGTGCGAGGGTGACGGGAGCATAATCAAGGGAAAACAAAATTGTAAACTATGTAATGGTAAAGGAGCATATAATAAAGAAAAACGCGCTACACTAATCATACCAAAAGGAGTAGATGAAAATTACAAAACAGCTTTTCCGGAACTCGGAGAACAACCAAAAAAAAAAGATATAAAACCAGGAGATTTAGTAATTGGTATCAAAATAGAGAATCATAAGCATTTTGAAAGAAAAGGAGACGATTTATACTACAAAAAGAGTTTACCATTTATTAAATCAATAATTGGCGAAGATATTACTATTCCATATTTTAAAGAAAAAATAGAAATTAATACGAGGATATTTGGTGTTGTTCATAATGGTAAGAAGTATTTAATAGAAGGCAAAGGGATGCCAAAATTAAATAGTAAAAATAAAGGGAATATGTATATAGAATTTATGATTGATTATCCTAAAATTAAAAATCAAAGTAAAGTCAGTGAATTAGAAAAAGCTTTAAATGACGTGTTTATATAGAAACACTATTTTTTTTATGTTCAATTGCGTATAAAATATTATATATAGGAGACAACTCAGTTGAATTATCAAAACCATATTTTCTTATAAATCTAGATAATCGTTTAGCATACTTATCCTTTAATATTTTTTTGTTATCAGATTCAGCTACAATATACATATAGTTTTCGCCAGTTATTATTTTTTTATTAATATAAAATGATTTGTCGCCATTATCATACATTAAAAACTCAGTATCCAATTTATCCAAATTAAAAAAAGAGAAAGCATTTGAAAACCTAGATTTATTAATATTTTTTGAATCAGTTTCAGAAACATAATCAGAGAATGTAAAACTATTAACATTTTCGTGTTTACCAAAAATCACATTTGTATTTTCGTTAATAAAATCATATTCTAGACATATACTGAAATTATTAAGAATATCGCGCGATAAACTCTTTTCTATAATATATATTCTATATACGTACGGTTTTTCGTAATAGTTATTTATCTCGATAGTATCTTCTATATCTCTACATCTTTTAATATTGCTTGCATCTCTATATACTAAATCTCTGTATAAAATATAAACAATTACAACAACTATAAATATAAATAATAAATTAATAAAGTGTTGATAATACGTTAAATTAGTTGTATTAGTTTTAACTAATGATAATGTATAAAATACGTATTGTGCATTTGCTTCTATATTTATTAAAATTTTTCTAAGTGCGTCAAATACTAAATTGACTAAATTATTATTACTCATTATAATCTACTTTTATAATGATATTTTATCTTTATTTTTATTTGCAAATAGAATATTATTTATTAGTGTAGTATTATAGGAACTATTATTAGAAAATTCTTTTGTAAACTCAACTAATTTATTTGCTGTATATGTTTTAATTATATTACCATTTTTATCAGTACATAAATATTTATATTTATTACTATTAATTGCTGCCATATTGATACTAGAATCTGGTATATTTGACATTGTACGTAAATCAAAGTAATTAAAATTTTTATACGAACCTTTTGTTTTATTATATATTTCAGCTTTTTTATATAAATCAGAACCTTTAATAAGATTTATTCTAGCCATTTTTTCAGATTGATATTGTGATATGCCCGATAATTCTATTAATTCGTTATAAATATTTTTAATATATCCTTTAATTTTATCTATATCATCAAAGTTTTCATAAATTAAATTTTCATATTTGTTAAAAATATCATTTGAACGTATTGCTTTATCATTATCATATAATTTTAAAAATCTATATATTTGATTTTTTGTACTATCACTATCATTAAAAATTTCCATTAATTTGGATTCTAAATTATTATTATCAATACTATCAAGTTTATCAATTAAGTCATGTATAGTATTTTTTTCATTTATATATTTTCTTATATGATGTGATTCATCAGTGTTGGTTTCACCTTTATTACTTGCTTCTATTGATTTTTGCATCTCACTAACTGTCTTTAAAACTTCATCATATTTATTTCCCATTACATTGAAAATCTTATTATCTGTACCTTTATCAGTACCATATTCAAACTTTGTATTTTTAGTATTAAAATTATAAGTTATTCTAATTAAAAAATTGTGTGATGATAAGGCTATTTTATCACTATTAATAATTATGACACTATATATATAAGGCGTTTTGCTAACACTATTTTCATCAATTATTTTAATGATATTATTACAATTAGAGATACGTTTAGCATTTTTGTAGACAGAATCCCAATATAATACAATAGATAGTATAATAACAATAAATACAAATGCGATATTGAATAATATATCATAATATGATATTTTTGATTTGTAAACATCATATAGTTGATATTGTGTTGCATAATAATAAAATTGTATTATATTTTTTTCTTCAATATACTTATAAATAAATACTAATCCTGTTATTATAGCGGTTGCAAATATTAGATACTTTAAATAATCTACCATACTCCCGGAACTTTCATCTTGTGGGGATTTTTCTGCATGTAGTTTAACATCTCTGTTTCCTGAGAAATATTCCATAGATAATATTATACTCTACTTTTAATAAGATATAAATGTTATATTTCATTATATCATATTTTCATTTTTTTTTTCATTGTTGATTGTGATAATATTTTTCCCGCGAGCGTAGAGTTTTCACTTATAATACCTGATATTTCTTCGTCGTCCATACCTGGTATTATAATTTTATATGATTTATATAATGTTGCTTCATCGCTATGTTTATAACTTTTATAAGCACCAATATAATAATTATCTTTTATTTTATAATATTTTTCAATTTCATTATAATAATCATTATCAATGTGTTGTTTATCTGTTGAAAACTCTTCAATTTTATCATTGTCTTCAAATTTTTCAATTACACCTTTTCTATATTTTCGTAAACTTTCTTGCAATATTGTTGTTAATTCGCCACCATATTTATTGAATAAGTTTTTAAAAGATGTTTTATTCAAAATTGCATTAAATACGGGTGTTAATTCTTTCCACGGAGATACTTCTTTTAAAAAAAAAGGAAACCCCCCCAATATCATCCAAATAATCATCAAAAATAAAATTACAACAGTTATTATAAAAAATAACCCAGCCCATACTATCATCATGAAACCAGATGTGATAAAATCGTACATATGTGAAGGACCGCCTAATACAGGGGAATTATAACTTCCTATATAATACAATGTAGTTTCTATATCAATTCCGAGCCAACCCATTAGTTTATAAAATAACCAAAATAAACCGAACACAATTTTTGATATTAGAATATAAAGGCAAAAAATCCACACATATATTATAATATTAACAGGATTTAGTTTAGCTGCCATATTTTATACACCTCTTTATTTAATTGAAGTATAATTATTGTGTATCAATTAAATACGTTTTTGTTTTAATTAATTCCATATGCTTTTTTTCTAAATTATTGAGATATATATTATATTCTTTTTTAATATCATTGACTAAATTATTAAAACAATCTGTGTGTTCTATGTATTTAGCTATAATATTTGAAAATATTTGTTCAACATTATCATCAAAATCTTTGTTAAAATTGTTTTTCTTAAATAATGATATGATTTCAGATTCAATATATGTAATATCTGTTATTTTAGTAAAATCATTATGAAAATTATCATTTATTATTTCTTCAAATTTATTATTGATAATATCAATAAATGACATAAATTAATATGCGATAAATAACATAATTATAAGGCAATCATTCATTTTTTATATTAATAAGAACAAATGTTAATTATAGTTATATAAAAATTGATTATAGTCATAATAATAAGTATTTTAATATTATGTCTGTAAAAAAAAAAGCATGCATTAACTGTCCTAAAATGTTTTACACAGGAACTGAGCAATCTCCTTTACATTTTGGATTATCGGCCGAAGGCTATGATACTAATTCATCAATGGAGGGATATGATAAAAATTTGTGGGTTGTGGAAATAAAAAATAATAAAAAAGTATGGATTAGAAAAGATAGTATTATCAGGATTACAAAAGAGGAACCTCTTATTAATGATGTAGATGAAATACCTTCTAATAATGAAATAAAGGAAAAAAATGCAAATAGTCCCACGGACTACAATATCTATATCAAATATAGATTATATATATTAAAAAGTCAGTCAAACAATAAAACAAATAAAAGCAATTTTGATTTAGTAAGATCAGAATGGCAGGATTTGAAAAAAGATATTAAAAAACAAAAAGATATTATGATTGATGCGAAAAAATGGTTTGAGGAAACAAAGGATTCTCTTCCTAAAAAAAATAGACAAAAGCAAGTAAAAATTGATTGCTAATATTTAAATATTAGAGATATAATAATAATTATATTAATGAATATTTTACCCTTAAACAAGAATAAAAACATTATTCTTATTGATTGTAGCTATTATATATTTCATAGATATTTTGCTACATATAGATGGTTTAGTTTTCAAAAAATAGAAGTTGATATTGAAAATATTGTAGATAACGAAGTATTTATAAATGCATTTTATAAGCATATTAATAATGATATTAAGAAAATCTGTAAATTTTGGAAAACAACAAAAGATAATATAGTTTTATGCAATGATTGTGTTAGAAGTGATATTTGGAGAAATGATCTATATGATAAATATAAATCTACACGTACGCAGAAAAATAACTTTAATAAAAAAATATTTACTGTATTTGCCGAATATATTAAGAAATTAAATATTAAAAATATATCATCAGACCGTCTTGAAGGGGATGATATTGTTTATATTACGCAAAAAAATATTAAAAATGAAACTAACGAAAAAATCATTATTATTACTAATGATAATGATTTCTTACAATTGGTAGATTCAAACGTTCTTGTTTATAATATGCAATATAAAGAATTGAAAACACGTGGTTATGATGATCCGAAAATTGATTTACAGTTTAAAGCTATATATGGTGATAGAAGTGATAATATTCCTAGAATTTCAAGCAGTATAACCAAAGATAAAGCTGTAATGCTTGCTAAAATGTCAAATGAAGAACGAATGGTATTTTTAGAAGAAAACAATATAATTGATAAATATAATTTTAATATGTCTCTTGTATCATTTGAAAAAATACCAATCGAATATATTGATGTATATTTTAATAATATTACAATTAAGCTAGAATAAAAATGTACTTTTATTAAAAAAAAATGATTATAATTATTTTTATATTTATTACCAATCTATTTGATGGATATGGCTTGTTGCAAACTTGTACCCGATACCACCACCCCCGAAGCCGAAGTTGCCAGACTTGCAAATTGTAACTGTTGTGAAGCCCACAAAAATAACAAACCACTTACGCTAAGTGTTTGGAGGGAATTGCCAATGGATCATGCATCGCCCGGCATTACCAATAAGAACTTATATGGTATGCGAAAATGCCAATGTGACTGTCGTCATAAAGCGAGATTTATCTGCCGTAAGTATTGTATAGCTTAAATATCATTATATATTTATAGTTTATATTTTTTATATAAGTATTGATTTATATACTCAAATAAATATGAATTTGGAAAAAATCAATATATTGGTAACTGGTGGTTGTGGATTTATTGGTTCGAATTTTTGCAATTATATTTATAATAAAGTAAATAAATTAATTATTATAGATAAAATTACTTATGCTGGTAATATAAATAATATTAAAAATATTTTAGATAAAGATAATGTTATTTTTATAAATGAAGATATTATTTATCATAATTTACAAGATACATATAATAAATATAATATAAATTATATTGTGCATTTAGCTGGTGAAACACATGTTGATAAATCTTATAATTGTTTAATGAATTTTATAGATAATAATATTACAGCAACGCATATATTATTAGAATCGTTGAAAGTGAATAAGATACCAATTATATTTTTTTCAACTGATGAAATATACGGCGAATCTAATAATACTAAATTTGCCGAAACTGATAATTATAATCCAACAAATCCTTATGCTGCTACAAAGGCGTCTGCCGAATTATTAATAAACTCTTATATTAAATCTTATAATATTAATATTATTATCGTTAGATGTAATAATATATATGGTTCTAATCAACATAATGAAAAAGTAATACCCTGTTTTATTAATTATGCTTTTGATAATAAACCATTGTATATACATGGAAATGGTGATAAAGTACGTGATTTTGTATATATAAGCGATATTATAGATGCGATAATAGTTTTAATGAATAAAGGCGTTAATCAAAATATATATAATATAGGTTATGAAAATCCCATAACAATATTAGAACTAGCTAAATTAATTTTGAAAGAATGTGGTAGTGATTCAAAAATAGAATACATCAAAGATAGGCCATTTAATGATAATAGATATAATATAAATAGTGATAAAATAATAAAATTGGGTTGGAAGCCAAAACATATAACAAAAGATAGTTTTATAATAAACATAAAAAAATTAATAAAAGATAAATATGATAATAATTAAGAATATAGTGGATATAGATGAATATGAATTAATTAAATGCAATAATTTGATAAAAAATAACTTTATATCTAGTCGTATTAATACATATGAAAAGGCGATATTATATTATAGTGATAATATTATTGTAGGATTTTTGGGCATAAGCCATGATAATTATTTAAATCAATTGTGTATCGATAATAATTATAGAAATCGCGGTTATGCAAAGAAATTAATAAAAATGGCAACAGATATATTAAAAGGCACTATTTATCTTTTTGTTGATAAAAATAAAGAAAATACAGATTTATTGTTAACTTTTTATGAAAAACAAGGATTCATTGTAGAATATGATAACGAAGTTGAATATAAAATGTTTAAATGATAATATAAGAAGATAAAAATGATAAATAATAATGAAAATTCAAATGCGAATAATGTTCCACTAACCATAAGTGTTGTCCCACCATTATCACAACAACTATCAGAACGACCAACGCTAATAGAAACACCGTCATATTCAAACCGAATTATTGCTTTACTGGAGGAGCAGCTCGCCACCAGGGATGCCGAGGTGGCTGCCCTGATGCAGCAGGTGGAGGATGCACAGCATGCAGTAGCGGGGGCTGCGAAGGCGATGGAAACACCACCATATTCAACACGATCCACTTCACAGGAGCAGTGGGAAACCGATAAAGTAGACACAGAAGATGATACCATAGAAGTGGGGGTGGCGGCGATGGAAACACCACCATATGCAATATTCAGCGCGGCACCATATTCAACACAGGAGCAGTGGGAAGCCGAGGAAGCACACTCGGAAGATGAGGCCGTAGGAGTTGGTGCAAAAGAGAAGCGCAAGGTCCAACGATCGGCACCACCACCATTTACAATATTAGGCGCCGCACCATATTCAACACGAACCACTTCATATGAGCATTGGGAAGCCGAGAAAGCACAACCAGAAGATGAGGCCATAGATACGTATTTTGATGCTGAACAGGAGATGCTGGGAATGATGAGGCGGGTCTTACAGCGGCATATGAATCGTATACGTGTCACTGCGTTTGATACCTGGCGCTATAACACTAAATCAATGCAAATAGAACAAAAACAAATAAAATCAACACAATGTGATAAATCTAAAAAAAATTATAAAGTAGATAATAAGCAAAATGTACCACTCGTAGAGATAATTACAGAAAAAATAAAATGGGTATCAAACGAAATAAATGTAATTAGAGCAATATATCATTATATAAATACTAAATATTGGATATTATCAATAACAGTAATAATACTGTCTTCTATATTAACAATTGTGGAAACTATTAAATTAATATTCATAGATACAAGTGCTAAATACTCAGAATCATATACTACTGAACCGGATGATAATGAAAATGGAATGTTGTATATTATTAGTAATAATACTTTAAACTGGAATCTAGCATGTGATATATTATCCTTATTAACTGGTGCTACAATAACTCTTATTATGAGTGTTATAAGATATAATAAGTATCAAATACATTTAGAATTTATTAGCAATAGATTAATGCTATTAACTACATATAGTTCCAATATTATTTTAATGCAATATAAAGTTGATAATACTAAATATATTGTGGAAGACTTAAAAGCGGAATTTTTAAAAATGGAAGAAAACATATATAAAGATAGCGAATTAGATAAAATAATATCTAATAATAAGGAAGAGGAATTCAGAAGAGATATAGAAAAATTATATCGCAAAGGTCCTTATCATTATTGTTTATTACATGTATTTAGCAAATATCTATGTTGTAGATTTAGAATTAGTAAATCAAAAAAATATGATA